GGTGATAAGCGGATAATAAAAGCGAATCAATTAAACATCATCCACGGCCACGAATATCCTTCTGTTTTCAGTCCGGTAAACATTGCACGCGGTCTTTATATGAAAGGTAAAGTTTCAGCAATGCAGGGCCACAATCACCAAACTAGCGAACATACGGAAACGGATATGAATGGCAAATCTGTTACGGCCTGGAGTTTGGGTTGCCTTTCCGAATTGAATCCGGCATACATGCCATTAAATAAGTGGAATCATGGCTTTGCAATAGTTGACCTTTCGGAGAATGGTGAGGACTTTCACGTTAAAAATTATCGTATTCACAAAGGCAAAATATTATGAGTGAAGAAACACAATTACCTGAATTTAACGAATATAGCGGCTTTGAATTGCTCGATATTATCAGCAACCAATTAGAGGTTATCGCTACCCTTGCAGAACTTAGTGATTCAGAATATAGAACTTATGAAGACGAATTAGATGACATAAATACAGTCAAAAGAAATACATTCAGAATAATATTTGCAGCACAAAAGAAGCTATCTAAGTATGTGAAAGAATACGAACAGAAAAAAGATTAATTATGAATTTACAAAAATTAGAACATTTTGTACCGAGTAATGTTTATGATGCGCTTTTAAAAGGAAACAAGAATCTTACAAACAATTTCAGGTTAGCACATTTCCTTAGCCAGGTAGCACATGAATCCGGTAATTTTAAAGTGCTTTATGAGAATCTTAATTATTCCGCTGCAGGTCTGCTTAAAGTGTTTCCTCGTTATTTTAATGCGATCACAGCCGCACAATTCGCTAGGAAGCCGCAATTAATAGCCAACAGAGTATATGCTAACAGAATCGGTAATGGTAATGAGGCAAGCGGTGATGGATGGAATTACAGAGGGAGGGGCTATTTACAGGTTACAGGTCGAGCAAATTACAAAGCATTTAGTGAATACATCGGTGAAGACTGCGAAAAAAATCCTGATCTTATAGCTACAAAATATGCTTTGGATTCTGCTTTATGGTTTTTCGATAGAAACAAATTATGGACTTTATGCGATAAAGGTGAGGAGAATGTATCTATTGTTAGCAGAAGGGTTAACGGCGGCACAAACGGGTTACAGGATAGACTTAACAAATTCCGCAGCTTTATGAAGTATTTAAACAGCTAACTTCATTTTGTAGTCAACTGGTTACAAAATATAACCGACTGCCTCTTACGGGAAGCAGCCGGGTTTTGCCGAGTCTTCTTTGATCGAAACTAACTTGATGTTAATTTAAACGGCAAATAGTTTATTAAACTAAATCAAATAAAGTAGGAACAGATAATTTGTGCATCATTGCTTTTACATAATATATACCATCATTAAAATATTCGCTATTTAATTCAACACTAACAGCTTTCCGATTCATTTGAATAGCTTTGTAAGCAGTTGAGAATAGACCTCCGAAAGGATCGTCAACAATTTCACCTTTCATAGTGTATCTATTTATAAGTCTTTCAATAATATCAAATTGCAAAGGGCAAATATGTTTTTCCTTTTTAGTGTGAACTTGGTGAGCATTTAAAGTATTCATTCTGTTTATATCCGTCCATACTAAATCATTATTAGAATGAACAGGTAATGTCATAAATGTAGAAGATAGTTTTTCAAGTTCATCTAAATCTTCACAAATTCTGAGATGCTCTTTAAAATCATATATTTCACTTTGATTAAGTTTTTTCCAAGCTGAAACAATCTTTTTAACTTCTGTTTTTTCAAGTTCATCTTTTGTCATAAATCTATCACCGCTTGATCTTTGGTAAGCGTGCGCATCTAACTGCCATAAAGCTTTTTTATATTCGCTTTTATCTTTATAAACAGGTTCATCTCCGTATGCATTATTCATTTCTGAAGGCGCTTTCCTGAATAGCAAAACATATTCCGGTAAACCGACTCCCATCTTTGTAGCGTCTTTGCATTGTTCACTCCATCCTAATCTATAGGTTTGATTATTTTCTGCTACCACATCCGTAGTAACTGTTATTTTACCCATAAGATAAAAACCGTGTTTCAAAAAATGCTGAACTGTTTGACCGCTGAAATCTGAAATAGTAGTGAATGATGTGCCGTTTTGATAACTGTAGCGAATGCGATCTTTTACGTGAATAGCTGCAATTCTGCCAGGTTTTAATACACGTAATAAATTAGGCGTTAAAAAGTCCATTTGTTTAAAAAAGTTATCATTGCCATGATTATGCCCGAAATCATTATAATTATCAGAGTACTCATAATGATCTCCGAACGGTATTGAAGTCAAGATCATATCTACAGAATTATCTGGCATCTCTTTTTTGTCAGCGTGTACAATTACAGTATCATTATTGTAAAGTGTTACATTGTCGTAAACTAATTTGCGACCGTTTGCAAATATTTGTCTTTCCATTTGTGATTTTATTATGTTATTGTTTAATCCGTTTTCCTTAACTAAATCTATCATTTGTTTATTTAATTCAATATGTTTTGACCATTTTTCTTTAAGTGTTTTTAATACTTCATATTCATTCTCAGTATAAATAATATGAACGTTTACAGTTTTAGTTTGCCCGAACCTGTAGCACCTGTGAATGGCTTGTATGAAATCATTGAACTTGTAATCTATACCTGCAAAAATCATATTATTGCAATGGTCTTGAAAATTACATCCTGAACCTGCTATCTTAGGTTTTGTCAAAAGGTATTGATAATTGCCTTCACTAAATCCTATTAACAGTTCTTCCTTTTTTTCATTTGCCAAACCTCCGTAAACAGATGCATAATTTTGACCTCTGAAATTACTTTCAAGCGCTTGACGTTCACTTTCTAAATGATGCCAAATAATAGCATTACCATTTAATGATTCTGCTATTTCGCAGGCTTTGTTTATACGAGTAGGCAAACTATCTCTTTTCTCTTTACTAACTTCAAGTAAAGACTTTGAAAGATCTTTAAATAATATAGGCTCTCCCCACTTATTAAGTGGCTGATCTTTTAAATCATATTTTATACAATGCTCGATTATGTTTAATTCAGGTAAATCATAACCTGTAGAATCATAACCTAAGTCTGCTGGTGTATTTACAAAAGCTGCCCAAGTGCTAACCCATTGCCAAAATTCTTTTTTCTTATTCTCATAAAGTTTAAGTTGCCCGGCTTTTGTAGAATCTCTTTGAAAGAATCTTGTAAGAGCGTGACCTCTTGAAATAACACCTAAATAATCTGCATAATTTAATATTTCAATGAAATCATTTGGAGTCGGAGTTGCAGTTGCAACAAACCTATAAGCTACTTTTCTGAAATAAGATAAAACGTATTGAGTTGTTTCTGTTTGCAGATTCCTTAAAATAGATGCTTCGTCAAAAGATACTCCACAAAATAGTTCAGGGTTAATGTCACCTTTGCGTACACGTTCATAATTGGTAAGATATATTTGAATATTTGCATTTTCAAAATTATCTGTATCGGTTATGTATGTTACATCATATCCTGTATTTAGCTTCTTGTTATCTCTTTTAAATTCACCGGATACTCCCAAAGGGCAAACAATTAAAAAAGGTTTATTTGTTTTTTGAATAAGTTGCTTTGCAATCTCAAGCTGCATAAATGTTTTACCTAATCCGAAGCTTGCAAATATTGCACGTCTACCACCTTGCAAACAAAAGTTTACAATGTCTTTTTGATGTGGGAAAAGCTTTTCAGTTAATTGTAAATCTGATGTTTCAATACCAAAGTTTTCAGCAACGATAACTTTGTTTTTTAAAAATTCCTGATAGTTCATATTGTTTGGTTTTTGTTTACGATGTTAAAAATAATCACTGAGGTATTAACTGCCAAATATTTTTCCTGATCTGTTTACATTTAAAAGATATTGCAGCGTTATTTTCAGGTATTTGAATATTATAAATTTCACATATTTTCATAACTAAAGTAATATTATAAATATATCCAACTCGACTAATGTAAAATGTATCTTTTTTTTGACCTTCTGTAAATATTATCATTCCATTTTCAATGGCAAATGATGCACGTTTCCAGGATAATTCATTCTTTCTTAAAAAATGAACTATTGATAAAAAAAAGAATCTTTTTACGGTATTGCTTTTTTCACGTTTTGAATAATGAAAATGTATTTTTATATCAGTTTCAGTATAACATTTTTTTGGAAATATTATTTTCCTTTCCGGTTTGATTAGTTGCATGTTTATTATTTTACAAGGTTATAAAAGTGAACGGCTTTGCACCAATTTAACCGATCATGTGAGCAGTATTTTAGGCTTTCATCCCATAGCTTTTGTTTTGCATCCTGTGGTATTTTCTCGAGTTTATGCTTAGGCTCAATTATGTTATATCCTAAGCGGAAAACCTCTCTATAGGCGTAATATTTACCGATAAATTCATTGCATTTATCGTCATCCTTTCCGCTTTCATTTAGCATCTTAACAAAAGGAACGATCAGCATATCTGTTAAATTAGTTTCCATTTTTTAAATATTGATTTGGTGAATAGATGTATTCCGCACCTTGCATTTTAAATTCAGCAAACTGATCTAATACTATTTTCCTTTGTGCCTGCCAGACTCTTTCAATGTCAATATTAGCCTTTTCTTCATGATCGTAGTATCTTTTGTAGGTGTTTATTTTAAAATAACCATCCAAAAGAAGCCTGCTGTAAATAGCAGTATTGATCTGATTTTCGTAAAGTTCACCATTGCAAAACTTATAATATGCTTTGTTAACTTCCATAAACCAATTAACTGGCATAAACTCCGGCACGTTTGTCGGTGTTAGGGGTGTGTTCAGAATTATCTTTAAACGCATTTCAGGAAGGTTTTTAAACTCCCAAAACCATTTGCATATAGTTTTATAGTCTAAGTATTTAAAGTCAGAGGAAAGGCCGTTTCTGATCGCCTGGTTAAGATATGGTACGGTTAACCAGTTGAACTTTGTTTTCACATCATCCAAAAGAAAACGGATAATAGTGCTTTTCTGTTCATCGGTAAGATTACGCCCTGCGATCATTTCGGCTTCATTCAATGCAGATTTTATCGCCGTTTCTGCTTCGTGTGGTAATAGTTTAAAAATAGTTTTCATCGCCTTCTGCTTTTTTTTGTTCGATTAATTCTGATAAGGTTAATACTCTTTCTTTTGGTGCTGGCTTTCGGTTTTCATCTTTAAACCATACGCCTCGCATTTTCTGTTTCCAATTCTTTACAGGCTTTCCGGTGCTATCCTTCCAGTCTGCATCGTTGTAATAATTCCATGCCTTCTCACCGTTTACATATCCGTTTTCTTCAAAGAATAATTTAACTTCTTCTATCTGTGGTGGTGTAAATATATTTCCTTTATTTACTTTATTTACTTTACTTTCTTTTATTTCCTTTCCTTTACTTTGTTGAACGGTCGTTGAACGGTCGTTCAGCGGTTGTTGAGCGGTTGTTGAGTTTAATCTTTTTGAAGCGCTTGCTATTCCGGCTAATCTCCTTTGCTCTTTCATCCTGATATAAGGGGCAAGGTATTCGTTAAATTTAGCGCTAAAAAACATTTCATTTTGATCAACTTCAAATAGATTATAGTTACAAATAACTGTTTTAACTTTAGGTTCACTTACTTTAAATTCATCTGCAAGCAGATCAATATCTTGCAATGGATATTTGTAATCTGTTGAGTCCCTAAGTATCTCAAGAATCATAAAATAAATGCCATATCCTTCAGTACCTAGTTCCCTTCGCAGTCTTAATATTTTGCGGTCGTTCCTTGCATTGCTGAAATGCGGAAAGTAAAATGCGTCTTTATTCATAAAAATAAAAAAGCCCTTCAAGAATAGTGCGGTAACGGTCGCAGCTATTCCATCCAGGCTAAAAAGTTAAAGTGATGCCGTTACTCATCGTTTACAAATTTAATAAACTTTCTGTTTATTTTGGCTTTCCTGTAGGAATTTTTTTAGCTTTTTTATCCCGGCTGCATTTAGCTTGTTAGTCATTAGACTATATTCGATCCAATTGCAATACGATCCGTATTTCGTTTTCCCTTCCTTTTTTGTACGTGTAAGGATTACTCCAAAAGGTCGCTCAATTAACCTTATCACTTCCCTGCTAATATTACTGATTCCGAAATAGTTGTAAGCTGTTTTGATGCTTACTGGTTTACCCGCTAACAGGTGCTTTGCTAGTGCTTGAGTTCGTGTCATGTTTATTGGTTTTTATGGTTTAATAAAAAAGTACCCCATTGATCTGCCATTGCTTGAGCAATTCCTAAAAAAGTCTTTGATCTTAATTTTGCACGTTCATCTTTTTGTAATTTCCAAGCATCAGCATACCAACTAGGCATTGTTTTACCGCTTTTAAATTGTTTTCGTGGTTCAGGTTTTACAACATTCGTATATTTTAATGTTTTTAATCCTTTAAGCCATAAGCACGTTTTTTTTTCGTATGGGTCTCCAAAATTATAGGGGTTAATTATTTGATCTGGTTTTCTCCATTCACTACTCATAATGCCAACTGGGTTTTCAATAGCTATGTAATTACAATCAGCATTTGCAAACATCATAAAAAATTTAACAGCATCTTTTCTATCTTGATGTCTTTGTATTGCTTTTTGCCCGTACCGATCTATATTAAACCATCTGTTGCCTGTTACTGTTAAATAAGTGCATGGAGGAAATGCTATAATCATATCCCATTTTTGTTTCAACAATTCAGTAACATCTTGTTGTAAATGCCATTCAGGATGACCACCTGAACATTGTAATAAATCACAACTAAATGCTTCAAATCCTTTTTTTCTAAATTCTTTTGTTACTGCTTGACTTTCTTCACAAGCTACAAGTATTCTCATTTATATAGTTTTATGGTTTAAAATATTCATCTAAAAGGCTTTTGATGTGATCGAATCCGCAACCGAATACACCTGCATATCCTAATACCTGCAATCGTTCTAAGGTTATAAGCTGATCCTGTAGGTGTGGATCTTTACGCAAGTCTCCAGACTTAGTTACAACCTTTGACAGATCAGTCTTTATTTCGATTACAAGTCCTTTATAAATTTTATTAGGATGCAGAATAATCAGATCAGGAATCTTATACCTTTTGCATCTTTTACGCTTCAGTTCCATTTGCAGGCCTATTGTGACCCTCATACCGGACGGATCTGATAAATAGATCACATCTGGGTATTGAGCATCTAGGTATTTGCAAACGGCTGTATGTACGTCTTTTTCAGTTATCTTCTTCATGATTATGATTTAAAGCATTAAAGCCGCTTATAAATAAAAGTCCGAATCCGATCAATATTAAAAGAATTATAAGATAGATCATTTCTTTCTGATTTTACGTGGCAAAGGTGGTATTATACATCTTTGTTTTGAATTATAAATAAGGTGCATTATGCTTGTATGGTCCCGCCTTAGAAACCTACCTAATTCACTCAAACTGATATCCGAATTTAACTTTGCATATCTGCAGAAATGCGCACGTGCTGAAACAATATTTACAAACCGCCTGCGTCCTTTCATTTCATGCAAAGATGTATCGTACATGTGAGCTATCCTTTGCGCTTCTTCAACAAGATCTAATCTATTTTCTTGATGCTGAACTTCATTATCACTATAAACATATACCTTTTTTATTTTGGTAATTGTTTTTGTTTTATCGAGCATTTCAAGTATTGAAAATAAACGTTGTCTTGAATAAGGTAAAAGCTCCAGGTTGAAATAATCTTTAATCTCTTTTAGTGCTTCTTCTGGTGTCATAATTAAAATGGCAGATCGCCGGTGTCTTTTGGTTTATTGTATGTGGTTTGCTTAGGTGAATCGCTATCTTTTTTAAAAGGTTCTGCAATGGTAAGCGAAAGGAAATTTCCATTTTTACCTTGTCTTACCCATCCTGCTATATCGTATTCCTTTCCGTTTACATTCAGCTTGCCTTTGTAGTTAGGCGCTTTCTCATTTCCTTTCTGATCGTTGGTGAATAATACACCTTTGTTCGTGTTGTCGTAGTTTGACATTTGTTTTGATTTTATTGGTTAATTATAAAGTTTTGATATGAATGATTTTTTCACAGGCTGCTGAATTTCTTTTTTACTTTCAAGCTCATTGATACGTAATAAAGCCTTTTCAAGTGCATCTTTGTATTGATCGACTTCAGAAATTTTAGGTAGTTCCTTTTTTTTATTCACCATTTTTTGAATATATTTTGCTTTTCCTATATCTTGAATCTCTTTTCTTTTACTTTCTATCTTTTCAATCAATTCAATAGTTGGTGCATTTGCTTTCCATATAATTTTTGATCCCTTCATTTCATATATTCCCAATTGGTACATTGCTTCACCTATATGCTTCCCGATCTTATGGTATTCTATTATTTTATAAATTGGTGTTTTATTGTCACTTAATTGCGATTTGCAATACATATCGTATACAAATGCAGATACTTTGTAAAATGTTAAATTTGCCATTTTGATTTGATTTTATTGGTTAATAGTTAAATACTCCGAGTTTTTTGTTTAAAATATCTTCTATGTTTTTATGTGCCTTATTCATTCCGTATTCAATTCCGGCATGAAATAATTTCACTAATGTATCAATATCATTATTATCTATTTCAATATCAAAGAAGCCAGCTTCCTCAATATACTTGCATTTGTCGCCGAGTTCCTTTACGATATATTCGGCTCTATCCTTAAGAATTACTATTTTTTTCATGTTTTGTTTTTTAAATTTTAAACGGTATATCCAAATGTTTCAAGGATATAATCTTCACCTGATTTGTTATTATTAGCTTGGTTCCTG